GGTGAGGATGATTGAAGAGATTGGTGAGAGGCAAAAGGGGGTAGAGGAGAAGGTATATGAACTCCTGCCCAGCCCTTTTAGTCTGGTGTGTCAGTATGTGAGGTGGTTAGGGGGGCAGGAGTGGGTGGGACACCCCACTTTGCAGATGTTTTCCATTCACCATAAACTGTTTCAACATTTTTGTAAACAACAGGCAAAAAATAATTTAGACCTTCACCCAGTGACAGGGGAGAAGGTGAGGAGGTAGGGGGAGATGAAAGCATTTGAAGGGATATTGTTAAGTGGGTTATTAGGGCTTATTTTGTGGATATTGCTTTTCTTTTTGATTTTTTAATTTGGTGAGAGGCCTAAGCATGCAAAAGCCTGACAGGATGATAGAGCGACGGATAGTAATCGGGATGATAGTTAGCACTGATTACCTATCTAGGGTGAACAGGATTTGGTCACCTGCTTTTTTCACTTCAGATGCTGCACGAATTATCAGCACTTGGTGCATGGAGTATTTCAACAAGTACACCAAAGCCCCCAACACTGACATAGAGGCCATATTTTATGACAAGCTGGCATCTAAGAAGATCCCCCAAGATTTAGCAGAGGAGTTTGAAGAGGAGATTTTACCGGGACTGTCGGAGGAGTATGATAGGGAGGGGAAATTTAATTCGGGCTACCTCTATGACCAGACAGTGAAATATTTTAAGGCCCAGCAACTCCGCCTCCACAGCCAACAAATACAACAGCTTACTGAACAAGGGCGGTATGAGGAAGCTGAAAAGCTGGCACGAGAGTTTAAGCCCACAGTGCTGGATGAAGTTAGCATTGGATTGGATTTGGCGAGTGAGGAGGCACAAGAGCGGGTAGAACGGGCGTTTAATGCTGAGCTTCAACATCTAATCAATTACCCTGGTGCATTGGGGGATATGTGGAATGACCATTTGGTGAGAGGGGGGTTTGTAGGATTAATGGGGCCTGAAAAACGGGGAAAAACCATGTGGTTGATAGAGCTGGCTATGCGTGCAGTGAGGCAGAAATGCAATGTGGCTTTTTTTGAAGCAGGGGACATGTCTGAACCACAAATATTGAGACGGATATGTATTTATATAGCCAAAAAATCAGATAGACCACGGTATTGCAGCGAGTTTTACCAGCCTGTAGGGGATTGTGTAAAAAACCAGTTGGATAAATGCCGGCGACCTGACTGTAACTGTGATTTTGGTGCATTGACCAAGGTGTTCCCCAATACATCTGTGAAAGACCTAAGGGGGCAGTTGAAGTATGATGAGCTGGTGGAGATAGTAAAAGAGAACCCAGACTATGAGCCCTGTGACAGTAAGATGTGTGATGAACGGGTAGGTAGTATTTGGTTGGTGCATGTACCTAAGAAAAGGCCACTAACAGGGCAAGAGGCAAAGAAACATTTGAAAAAGTTTTTTACTAGATATAAACGCCATTTTAAACTGATGGTTTACCCAGCAGATACACTGACAGTGGCAGAGATGAAGAGGTGCCTTGATGCATGGGAAAGGCAGGAGGGGTTTGTGCCTGATGTGATTTGTGTTGACTATGCAGACCTCTTAACTGCACCAGTGAGAGAGTTTCGCCACCGACAGGACTATATCTGGAAAAACCTGCGGGCACTGTCTTTGGAGAGACATTGTTGGGTGATAACAGCCACGCAGGCAGATGCAGCAAGTTATGAGACCAACCGTCTGCGTCTGTCTAATTTTAGTGAGGACAAGCGTAAATATGCCCATGTGACGGCTATGTATGGACTAAACCAAGACCCAGATGGAAGGGAGAAGGAGCTGGGGATAATGCGGATAAATGAGCTGGTGGTGAGGGAGGGGGAGTTTAGCCCTGTTAATGAAGTGACAGTACTTCAGTGTTTGAGGATGGGGCGGGCTTTTTTGGAGAGTTATAAATAGAAAATTTTGTCATTAAGGAAATGGTAAAAAGTAAGTATAATAAATATAGGAGAGAAATAAAGGAGGAGCAAAAAATGAAAAAGGCAGAGATTACAAAGGAAGAATTAGCCTATGCAGCAAAAGAGATGACGGAGTATATGCAGCTAGAACCACCAATTGAGGTTGATGGAAGTATAGAAGAGCTGAGGAGTGAGGTAGAGGAGGCTGCTGGGCTGATTGAGGAGGGGGATGAGTTTACAGAGAGGACGATAAAGGTGTTAAATGCCTTAGGGGTGGGTTTACCTAAAGGAGTTAGGGTGAAAAAAACTCAAGAGGAGAACAAGGAAGACACCCCAGTAAGTAAACCCCCGACACCAAAAAAGAGTGCACAAAAGGCAAAGGCATCAAAGCCACAGGTGGAGAAGAAAGCCCAACAAGACCAAAAAACACGGGCACAGGTGATGGCTGAGATAGTGAGGGGTACAAGGAAGAAACCACTTAGTCGTAATGAGATGATTGAAAGAATGAAAAAGGAATATGGTGGAAGTGAGAAAGAGGCTGTGTATCAGGTTAGGCATTATATTGGATTATTGGTGGCACTTGGCCTCTTATCTATGGATGATAAAGGCAAATATACATACACTATTATCCACTAGCTAATCGCATATGAGAGAGCTTGGTCATAAAGGATTTTTTGATATAAAACCACACCAGAGGGGGCTTACTGGGCAGTTTTTACTACCCCCCTTCTCTGTCCTCCACACCTATACAGGTGAGTGGAAGAGAAGGAAACAACAATGGCTTGCACTTGGGATTAAGGGGGAAGTAGGGCGTCTTGGTGGTAATAGTCATAAGAAAGCAAATATAGAAATGATATCCTGGAGGCCCCGACCTATCGATAGGGCAGAAGGTATTTCTATATTTGACCCTGTCCTATGTGAGCTAATGTATAGTTGGTTTTGCTCTAAAAGTGGTAGTATTTTAGACCCCTTTGCTGGTGGGTCAGTGCGTGGTGTGGTAGCCTCTTGTATGGGGTATAAATACTATGGCTGTGAGCTCCGCCCTGAGCAAGTGCAGGCTAATAGGCAATTGAGATTTTTGGGGGGTATGGAATAAGTAGTCTAACACCTGTCCAGTATGTGGATGGTGTCTATTTAAAAAGGGATGATTATTTTAATGTTTTGGGTTTGAGGGGTGGGAAAGTAAGGACAGCATACACTTTGTTGAAGAAGGCAGATAGCGACACTGTTGTAACTGCTGGTGCAAGGCAGAGCCCACAGATAGCAATTGTCTCTGCATTATCATATTGGCTAGGCAAAACCTGCCATTGTTTTGTCCCAAGTGGTGAAGAGACAGAGATGATTAATATAGCAAGGTATTTTAAAGCGAAGATACATAAGGTAATGCCAGGCCGTAACAGTGTCCTCATAGTAAGAGCAGTAGAGTTTGCCAGGAAAAGGGGGTTTTGCTATATCCCTTTTGGCATGGAGTGTGAGGAGGCAGTTGAAGAGACAGCAAAACAAGTGCAAAACCTCCCTTTTAATAAAATTAATAAAATTGTCTTCCCTGTTGGTTCAGGCATGAGCTTAGCTGGGGTTGTTACTGGGTTGAAGAGGCTTGGTATTAAAAAGAAAGTGTTAGGGGTTGTGGTGGGTGCGAACCCAGAAAGGAGGCTCAATAAATTTGCACCAGACTGGGAGGACTATGTTAAGCTTATCAGAGTAGATAGGCAGTATCATGAGGAAGAGGGAGTGAATGAGAAGTGGGGTGTTCATTTTGATAAAATTTATGAAGCTAAATGTTTAGGCTTCGTAGAAAAAGGAGACCTGTTTTGGGTTGTTGGTATGAGACCTAAACTTGAGGAGGTTGTGGGTGAGAATTACCCAAAGTGGGTTGTTGGTGATAGCAATAAGGTGTTAGATGGGCTGATAGAAAAGGGGGTAAAGTATGATTTTATCTTTACCTGCCCACCATATGGTAATTTAGAAGTGTATAGTGACTTGGAAGGTGATATTAGTAATATACAAAGTTATGATAAGTTTTTGGAGGCTTACAGTAGTATAATCCATAAGGCTTGCCATTGTCTAAGGCAGAACCGTTTTGCTTGTTTTGTGGTAGCTAACTATAGAGATAAAAAGGGGTTTTACCATGATTTTGTGGGTGATACCATACGAGCATTTGAAGAGTGTGGGGTGCGTTTTTATAATGAGTTAATTTTGGTAACACCCCCGGGTAGCCTCCCTGTACGTGCAGGAAGGATCTTTAGTAGTACAAGGAAGGTAGGCAAGATGCATCAGAATGTTTTGGTTTTTTATAAGGGTAAAGTTAAAAAGATAAAAGAGGTTTTTAAGTGAGAGGGAAAATATGT